AATTTATTATAAATATTTTTTTATTCCAATTTATATATCATATAATATAGTTATTATATAATATAATGCCTACTCATAAAAGCGAAGATTATAAATTATCTGCGGTTGAATATTATTTAACAGAAGATAAAACCCAAGAAGAAGTTTGTAAAATATTCAAATGTTCTGCACGAAGTTTATTAAGATGGGTTGATAAATATAATGAAGATTGTGAAATTAAAAGACATAATAGAAAACCAGTTGCGTATAAAATTCATAAAGACCAAGTAAAGTTTATATTAGATGAAATAAAGAAAAATAAAACAATTACAATGCAGGATTTACTTGAAAAAGTCAAAGAAAAATATCCTACATTAACATTAAGTCGTTTCCATTTGAACCGAGTTATTAACGATAATAATATTACCTTGAAAATTACAAGAATTAGACACGAACCAATAAAGCGTTTTGGTAAGGATATTGATATAAATAAAAATATTAAATTATTTTATAATGAAGTGAAAAAACATAAAATAGAAGATATTATTTGTATTGATGAGACATCAATCAAATCATTACAAAAACGAAATCATTGTTATAATGAAATTGGTAAAAGATGTGTGATAAAAACACAAAGTCAAGAAGTATTCAAAAAATATACTGGAATATTTGCTATTTCTACCAAAGGAGTTTTAGGATGGGAGTTGTATGAAAAGAGTGGAATAAATACAGATAGATTAGTTGAGTTTTTAGAGAAATATATAACTACAAAGTTCAAAAATAAATTAATTATTTTAGATAATGCAAGTAGTCATAGAAACGAACGAATAAAAGAATTAGTGAATAAACACAACAATATATTATATGCTGTTCCATATCAACATTTTACAAATTCAATAGAAAATTATTTTAGTATGTTAAAGTCAAGATTACAAAAGTTAGATGGATTAACACACGAAAAACTAAAAGAAAATATATCAAAAGTAATAAGAGATATACCAAAAGAAAAGTATGAAAATATTTTTAAGGGTTCTTATAATAGAACCGAAAAATATGTAAAGAAACCATCAAATAGGACACGAAAACTAAAAATTTACCTACCTTAAAATCGGCGTTTTAAATGTGCAAAGGTGTAATTTAATTTAATTTCTTAAACTCGGATTAACACATATTTCTTGTGTGGGGAAAATATCACCAGACATACATATATCACCTTCGCCTACTTGAATACAACTTCTAAATCCTCGATCTTCGCCAATATAACAATATCCTGATTTACTTTTATTTTGAGTAGACTGAATTAAACTACCAGCATCATCGGGCACTGGGTTGGATATACTCGCACGAGATAAAATATTATCCATAATCATTTTTTGATTATTATCTATATTATTTCGGATTTGTTTTCTACCTAATCCTTTTTCTAATAAATCAATACCAACTGTAGCACTTCCAGCAGCAGCGTCAATTAATCCTTTGCTACCAGTTGCACTTAAATTAATAGTTGTTTTTGTAGTTTCAGCAATAGTATAACCAAAAAAGTTCACTATAGGTTTTATTATATCAAAAATGTATTCGGTAATATTACCTAAATATGTGAATAAATTAATTCCTAAAAATGATAAAATCAAAAAAATTAATAAATACCGAAAAAGACTAGACCATGCGAGTTGTTTCGATGAACTATAATTTAAACTAGGTGTATTTGTAATAATATTTTCAGTGTTCATATTTATATTATATATATTTATTTATAAAATTATTTTTTGTTTACTCTAATTATCTTTTGGTAGAAATAAATTTTGGATAAATTCTTTCTTTATTAAGTATATTAGGTATTTTTCCATTACTTTTTTTAACATCTAATGGAGCATACCTTTGATTTTCTGGTTTCATTTTACAATCAAATCCGGTTATATTAATAAATTCATTATTTAGTTCCATTTTTATATTTTTTAAATCTTCTAAGGAATCATGTTTTTTTGAATTATATACAATAACGTCATACTGTGATTGTGTACGTATAGGAGATACATGCACATTTATTATTCGTTTATCATTATATTCATAAAATATACTCCTATCAATAGTTATTCCATTTTCAATACAACGGTCATTTAGTGTATTATCTTCTAATCCCCAACCCCAAAAATTAGGAAACCCTTTTATTTTTTCAAAATCTTCTCCTTTTATGGCAAAAATACCACCTAATGCAAATCTAAATCCAAAATAATGTTTGACTACTCCGTTTCTTGTCGTATAATCAATTAATCCTTTTTTTGAAGGCCACGTATCTACATCATTGAATATAAATGTAATATTTTTATAATGATTTGGATATTTATCACGCATTGCGATAAACCCCAAATTTTTTATAGCTCCTCTATTAAATGGACGATTATCGCATTGATGTGCAAAATAAATCTCATATGGTTCTTTAATATCTTCTAATAATAATTTCATATTTTTTGAAAATTTATTTTTATGTTCTTCTCTATTTCTATAAGGAACTATAAATACACGGTTAGGTATAATATTATCTATTTCAGTTGTAATATTATCTATTTCAGTTGTAGTATTATCTAATTCAGTTGTTATGATTTTAATTGACATTTATTATATATAAATATTTATTATATATACATATAAATAAAATAAAATAATAATTATTTTATTTCTAAATACCCATCATTTCATTAACCTTTTCTAATCTTTCAATAGTTTTATCAAAAGACGATTGTTGTTTTATCCCTAAAAATAAATAATCAGTTTCTGGTGATATTTCATTTTTTTTGATATCTTTATAAATACAATCGATTTTTTTAACAATAATATCAATCTCGGTCTTATTATTAATCATAATAATATCTAAATCAACTGATTCAGTTAATAAAGCAATTGCATAATAAATAATATATTTTCGCCTTTTTTTAACTCCATTTGTAAATTTTATGCTAAACATTTCAAGTAAAGCATTTATTATCTTAGAAATAACTGGATTATTTTTTATTTTACATTGATTTAATATAACATCCCATACAATCCAAATAGTATCATTTTGAAATTTTGTTTGAACGGGTGCGAAATGTCGATTTTCACAAACACATTTATCTTTTTTTTGTTTACATATAGAATCAAATTCTAATATCCATTCTAACCAGTAACATGATGTAACGACATTTTTTGATTCGTTTGAAACATGATATGCGAGTTCATTTATAGCAATATAAAGTTCTTTTGGGTCATCTTTCCGAAAAATACAATTGCCATAATTAATTGAAGGTGCTTTCAGTCTACTCGCCATGTGTGACATATTAAACTCGTCAATTTTTTTTATTTTTATTGCTTCAAAACTATGTTTTTTTCTTGAAAAACATAATACACAAATAACTTCTGCGAATAATCGTCTTATTTTAGGGTTATTCCGTAACTGTAATTCATTATTCACAAAACCGCCAGATAGAATTTCTTTAAAATTCGCAAATCGCATAGAAATATAAATAGGAAGTTTAGGATTTCCTAAATGAATATATTTGCTAACAAAAAGTAAAATGGTATCCCATAAATCCACATAATGACCGGCACATATTAATTCTGCCGACCAGTAACATGCCTGTTCGATTTTGGCAGAAATAAGACTGTTCATAATTTCTGTTTTTACCTTTGATTTTTGAAATTTAGAAAAAGTTTCACCTTTAAATTCTGTGACTATTCTTTTATCATTAATTTCAGTGATAGCATTCATATAATAATTTAATATACAAAAAAAATAAATATAATACATATACAGATGTCATCCTTCTTTCAAAAAATATATAAAGGAGTTATTAAATCTAGCACTATTCAAAAATTATTTTATGGATTAACAGCATTAATCATCTTAAATATTATAACAAATGTAGGAATACATCCGTTTGAAGGGTTTGAAGAAAGAACAAAAAATTTTATTTCCAAAGAAGGGCAAAAAGTATATGATAATTTTTATACACAAATTTACGATGATTTAGTCTTTAGCAAAATAAAAAATGATTTTGAAATTGGACAAATTATTGAAAAAACATCCCCTTCTTCTGAAAGTTATATTTTAGATATTGGGTCTGGTACAGGTCATCATGTGAGTAGTTTAGACGCACATGGTTTTAAATCTATTGGAATTGATATTTCGCCTGATATGGTTGCCATGGCAAAAAAAACATACCCTGATTTAAATTTTAAAACTGCGGATGCTTTAAACACAATGTTATTTAACCCAGATTCATTTACACACATTACTTGTTTATATTTTACGATTTATTATATTAAAGATAAACGGCGATTTTTTGAAAATTGTATGAAATGGTTAATGCCTGGTAGTCATTTAGCGTTACATTTAGTTGACCGCAATAAATTTGACCCGGTTGTTCCTGCTGGTAGTCCTTTTGGGTTAGTTTCTCCACAAGATTATACGGATAAAAGGATAACTTCAACTGTTGTTGAATTCGACCAATTTCAATATAAAGCGAATTTTGATTTGAAAGAACGTGATAATATTGCAGTATTGAATGAAACATTTAAAAAGAAAAATGGAGAAGTGCGTAAAAATGAACATATATTCTATATGGAAACGCAAAAAACAATTCTAGGTTTAGCAAAAGAAGTAGGATTTATTTTACATGCGCAAATTAATATGTTAAGTTGTCAATATGAAAATCAATATATTTACATTTTGAAAAAACCAAATTAATTAATTTATAAATATAAATGTTTATATATATTATATATATAAACACTTATATTTATGGAAGATATACCTATAAATAAATTAAAAAAAGGAGTAGACTATCATATTGAAGTCATTGGTGGTGTTGATAGTCCAACTTATAGAGGCGTAACCAGAGGAAAATATCTAGGAAACTCTTTTAATGAATACATAGAAAGTAGTGAGGATGATGATGAATATATTGAAACAAATGATATGGACGATGGACCAAGTCAAGAACTATTTGTAATAAATAAATATTTTCCCGACAATGGTATTAAATCATTTAGATATAACAAATATACAGAATTATTAAATTTTATAAGACCCGTTAATTTTAATAAATGGGGGAATAATATAACAATAGATAACGTTAGTCATTTTACGCATGCTCGTAAATGGCGTCCATCGAGAGATAGAAATATAGAAATACCGATCGATATTGCAAAAGAATATTTAAAGTTCTATGAATTGGTAAGTAGTCAAAAAAAATCAATTAAAAGCGTAATTAAAGCTAAATTAAATCTTGACGAAGATACTACAGATCTACTTTCTGATAAAATTGCATCTGGTGGAGTTGCTAGGCGTCCTAAAACAAGGAGACGTCATAAAACAAGGAGGCGTCCTAAAACAATGAGGCGTCGTAAAACAAATAAAAAATAATTTATTAAATTCTTTAATGAGTTTAATAAATATAAATAAAAGTAAAAACACATTATTATATCCCTGTTAATATAATATAACTTAAAAATATACCAAAAAAGTTCTTGGAAAATAAATCCAAAATATTATACAACGAGTTTTTAAGATAATATGGAAACACCGCGGCGATACCATATAATGACCAAAAAAAGAAGAAATATAAAAATAACATTAATCCTTCTTTATTTTCACTTACATATTTTGTATATATCAAATAATAATACATCATAAACGGAATAAATCCTAAAATAACACCGGTTAATGTTGGAATTATTTTGGTTTCACCAAGATATCCAAATAGAAGCATTAATGAATTTAATATTAAAATAATAGATATGTAATACCAATTTTCATTAAAAACTTTAAAAATATCTAAGGATTGCGAATTTGTTCTATCTTTATCTTTATTTTTATCTTTATCAGTCAAATAAATAAGATATATTATTAATGTTAATAACATTACCGGTGTTGTTAAAACCCAATCAATGTATCTTTTTGGGGTTATATCTAAAATATTATTTAAATTATAAAATAACCATAAATAAAATATCGCTTCAATAATTTGAACGATAACTTCCAGAAGCAACAATTGTCTAATTAACAATAATTTAGTTGGAACTTTTATAAATAATGTAAAAAATTCTAAAACCCCAGAAATAAATTGTATTATAATTGATAATTTTAATGTTTTGGTAAACAATTCTTTATACTTCATTTTATATTATATATTACTTTATTATTTTTATTTTTATTTTTATTTTTATTTTTATTTTATTAATATAATATCATTATTGTATTAAAGTAATTTAATAATACCAATAATAGAAACATTTTAATGTGGATTATTTATTTATTATTTCTTTTATTTATTTCATTTTACATTATTTTTATGGGTTATATTAAAATTAAAATGAAATTTTGGTCGCAACAACCAGTATTCCATATTTATAATCTTTTATATTGGTTAAACCCATCCGGAATTATTAATAAAGAAATGCCAGTCATAAATAAATATACTAATATAATTGATATTAAAAGTTATGGAATTTCAGAAATCAAAGATACCTTATTAGAGAGATTATGCCATTTTATAAAAATATATTATATACAATCATCAAATACAACTTATTCTCCAACAAAAACAAATATTATTGAATATCTTAAATGTTGTAATCATGAATCTTATTTAACACTATATGAGAAAAATAAACTTTTATTTGAAAAAGGTCAAGTAACTAACAGTATAAGCACAGATATTGTTTCAGTTATTACTGCTCGGTCGATGAATATTACATTTAAAAATAAACCAGCGTTTACATTATATTATGTTGACAATTTATGTGTACATCCTGATTATCGTAAACATGGAATTGCGCAACAGATGATAGAAACCCATTACTATAATCTTCGTAAGAATAATAAGAAAATACAAGTTTGTTTATTTAAACGTGAAGGAGAATTAAATGCAATTGTTCCGTTGGTCGCGTATAAAACAACCGGATATAATATTAAAAATATATCTTTATTTAATACGTCATCATCATCGTCATTTTCACAAAATCAACAATATTTAAATGTTATTGAAATTGGTTCTTCGCAACTGTCTTTATTACTTGATTTTGTTTATTCGCAAAAACATAATTTTGACTGTATTATCATGCCAGATGTAAGTAATATTATAAATATGATTAAAACTGAAAATATTTATATTTATGGTGTGATTAATGGAACTTATTTATCTGCAGTATATGTATTTAGAAAACCAAATTTGTATTATGAACGTGAAGAAGCATTAGAATGTATCATGTCAATAGATGGGTTCATAAATAATGATAACAATGATAACAATCATAACAATGATAACAAATGTAATAATTCTCAAAATAACAATAATAGTTTTATTACAGGATTTAATATTTCGTTAAATAAAATTAAAGAAAAATTAAAAACAACTATTTTATTGGTTGAAAATACAAGCAATAATAATAAAATAAAATATTATTTAAATAACCTATTTATAATACAAAAAAACGATATTCTATTTGAAAGTCCAACTGCTTTCTTTTTATATAATTATGTATCTTATAGTATTCCTAGTGAAAAATTACTGATGTTGTATTAGTTTTATCGTATTGCGCATACTACATAATTCATTTTTTATCTTACATATTTTGCTGCACGAGCAAATGAATCTACTACAAAAATCATAAATATTCCTAAAAATGAATATAAAATAATTTCTTCCATTACATGTCCTGTTTTCACATCTTGTTGTTCTTCTAATAAATGTATCATATAGTTCAGTTTTTCTAATAATTGATCTTTATTACCACTATTTTGACTCATTTGATTATAATATGGAACATACTGTTTATAATAATCTTTCGCATAGGTGTTTGGTAAACTATTAAATCCCTCAGATGTATTTATTCCTCCATCATCATTATTATTATTATTATTATTATTATTATTATTATTATTATTATTATTATTATTATTAATATTATCTTCATTTTGATTTCCTAAATTTGAATTTATTATAGGATTTATATTATTATTATTATTATTATTATTTAATAATTCACTATTATAATCTACTTGTGGAACTTTTGTGAGTTCAGCATTAGGCGGGAAATCGCCCATATCATTATTATAATCATCATTTACTGGGTCATAAATCGTTTTTATCATTTTTTGTATATTTGTCCGATTTTTAATAGTTTTACGAGCATTACGTTTTTT